CGGCCGACGCCGGTCTCGGGGCGAGCGTGCCCGCGGTTAACACGACGCTGGAACCGCTGCTCCTGACCGCGATCACGGAGGCGCGGGAGTACGCCGAGGGGTTCACGCGACGCGCGCTGATCACCCAGACCTGGGACCTCACGCTGGACTGGCTACCGCTGGTCATCGAACTGCCCAAGGCCCCGCTGCAGTCGGTGACGTCGCTCAAGTATTTGGATGCCTCCGGGGTACAACTCACGCTCGACCCGACGCTCTATCGTGTCGACACCGCTGCGAAGCCCGGGCGTATTACGCCGGCATACGGCACCAGCTGGCCGACCGTGTACGCGGTAACTGGGGCCGTGGTGATCCGTTTCGTCGCGGGATACGGGATCGCCAGCGCGGTCCCGGAGCGGATCAAGACCGCCATGAAGCTCCGCGTCGCGGGTGCCTACGAGAACGACGAAGAGCGATACACCAAGGCAGTCAATCGCGCGCTGTGGCCCCTGCGCGTCACGAGCCTCTGATGGATTACGGCGTGCTCTCCAAGCAGGTCCGCATCGAACGTCCGGTGGATCAGGGGACGCCGCCCGTGCGCACGTGGGCCCTCGTGACCACGGCCGCGGCCTCCGTTCGGCGCCTGGTCGATGTGCCCCCGATCCGCACGGAGGACGACATCCACCGACCGACCACGCGCGTGTGCGTGCGGTACCGGACGGGGCTCACGTCGTCCATGCGCGCGATCTATCTCGGGCACGCCCTGTATTTCGTGAGTCTGCGAAACGTGGACGAGCAGAACCGCGAGATCGAGATCCTGACCAACAATCTCACGGCTGATCTGCGGGACGCGGGCGCGGACCTCACGATCACCCGCAAGGTGACCGGCGCCTATGACCCGGTGGCCGGGACGACCGGGCCCGGGTCGACGGTGACCGTCACGGTCTCCGCGATCGCGGTGACGCCCTCCGACTCTGATCTCCTCAGCTTCCGCACGAACGGGTGGAAGATCGACCGGGCCGTGGCCCTCCTGGTTGCGGCCGATGCCCTCGGGTCCTTCGCGCCCAAACCGGGCGACACCCTGCTCTGGAACGGCCGGACTTACGCGGTCCGGGACATCAAACCCCTGGGCTCGAGCTGGATCCCGATGGCCTACCGCCTGGTGGGTGAGCAATGACCTTCGCGGCTGAGGTCCAGCGGTTCGTGGACAAGGTCAAGCGGCGGGAGCATGCCGTGTTCCTGGGTGCGGTCGACGCGGTGCGCGATTCGATCGTTGAGGGTTCTGCCATCACTGGCGCCCCCGGACAGCCGGTTGCGCCGGATGCGCCGCCCGGTGCCAAGCTGCTCAAGAACTCCTGGGAAACGACGATCGAGGGACCGATCGCCTGGGTGACGACGGATGTCTCCTATGCGCCGGAGATTGAGGACGGGACCCGGAATGGACGAGCTCTCACCCTGCGCTCCGCGGTCGGGGGATTCCATTCCGTCAAGCTCACCCGTGCGGCATGGCCCAAGGTGGTCGATCACGTCGTACGCCAAGTGGTGGGAGAGGGATCGTGATCGACCATACCGCCTGCAAGTCCGTGCTCCGTGCCCGGCTGCTGACTCTGTCGGTATGCACGACCGGTGTGATCTCGCTCTCGGCGACCGGGACGGGATACGCGCGGTCAGCCGGGTCATTCCTCACGGACGGATTCAAGCCCGGCCAGGAGGTGAACGCCGCCGGATTCGGGACGGGTGCCAACAACGGACTCTCGGTGATTACCGCCGTGACCGACCTGACCATGGACGTGCAGAAGACGCCCGCCACGGTTGTGGAAGGTGCAGCGGGTGGTCGCGCGCTCTCGGTGGGGCTCCCGTCCGCCCGGATCTGGCAAAACGTGCCTACGGAGCCGCCGACCGGGGCTCCGTACATCGAGGAGACGTACCTGCACGGACCTGTCACGCTCCGCACCATCGGGCCGGGTGGGTTACTCGAAGGGCTGCCGCAGTACGTGATCCGCGTCTATGGCCTCACCGACTTGATCGTCGGCGATGAGAGCATTGCCAAGTACGCGGATGCCATCCTTGCGTTGTTCGCCGCGAAGACGGCGATCGCCGTCGGGGTGGATGTGCTGCGTGTGCGCGGGGATCCCGCGCCCTTCTCTAGTGAAATCCGACCAGCGTCCGCTGGCTGGGCCGTGGTCACGGTCACCATGCCGCTTCGTATCGAAACCGCAAACTCGCTCTAGGAGCCTGACATGCCTTCGCAAACTGGCAAGAACATCGTGGTGGCCTACAAGCTGCAGTCGGTGCTCGGCACCGCGCCCGGCGCGTCCGGAGCGAAGCAGCTGCGGCTGACGCCATCGCCCGGGCTGTCCTTGAAAAAGGCGGCCATCCAGTCGAATGAAATTCGATCGGACGGCCAGACGACCATGGGCCGCCACGGCAGCCGGGAGGCGCCGGGATCCTACAACATCGAGCTCTCGGTGGGGTCGTTCGACGAAATCCTCGAAGCGCTCATGCGGAGCACGTGGGTGGCGGCCGTGCCGATCACGTTCGACAGCGGTGCTGCGCTCACCAGCCTGACCGTCAACAGCTCGTCGCAAATCACCTTCGCCGGCACCACCACGCCGATCGCCGCCGGTCTCCGGGTGGGGGATGTCTTCCGCCTCACGAACATGTCCACCGGCGCCAACAACAACGTCAATTGCCGCGTGAAGTCGATCGCGGCGTCCGTCGTCAACCTGCACGGGACGCCGTTGACTACCCAGGCCGCCGACAGCGCCTGCACCCTGACGATCGCGAAGAAGCTCAAGAACGGCGCCACGCCGACCAAGCGCGCGTTCTACATTGACGAGTACAACCAGGACATCGACGCCTCTGAGGTGTTCGACTGGTGCCGGTTTGTCGGACTCCGGATCCGCGGAACGCCGGACGGCATGGCGGAAGCCGAGCTCACGGTGCTGGGCGCGACGGCGGGACCGCCGCTCTCCGGGGGCGCGGCGCCCTACTTCACCAGCCCCACTCAGTTCACCGCGGGCCCACTGGTCTTCGCCGACGCCACGCTGTCCTACAACGGCGTCGACATCGCGATTGCGACCGCCTTCGAGCTGAACCTGGGCATCGGCGCGAAGACCGAGCCAGTCATCGGGTCACCGGTCTCCCCCGACGTCTTCGACAACGATATGCGGTTATCCGGATCGTTGACCTTCATCCGGCAGGACCTGGCCAACGTCCAGAAGTTCATCGACGAAACCGAGGTCGAACTGCATCTCCTGCTCGTCGAGCTGGAAGCCGAACCCAAAGACTTTATCTCGATCTGCGTGCCGCGTCTGAAGCTCACCGCGGCCGATGCGCCGCTGGGGAACGACGGGGCCATGATCGAGACGCTGCCCTTCATGAACGGCAAGAAGGAAGGCGCCGGCGCGGCGGGCTACGACGACAGCACGCTCACGATCAGCACCAGCGCGGCCTGATCGCAGGACCGGCGCACGCGCACGCCGTGGCGCCGGCAGAGGTACACCGAGAACCGGTTCCGGGGTGGATCCGCGCTGCGGCGCGCAAGCGCCAAGGAGGCGTGCCGGTGAAACCCCGGAATCTCCCCGAAGGAGTACGCCCGACATGGACATCACCGACGCCCAAGCCCAGGCGGCCCAGGAAGACCAGGGCCAGACGATCGAGATCCGGACCGCCGCCGGCGAGCCGGAGCTGCACGACGGCACGCCCGTCACCATCACCGTGGTCGGCCTCTATTCCGACACCTACCGCCGGATCTACGACCGCCAGCGCGAACAGATATTCAAGCGCGGCCGCCGCGCGCTCACGGGCGAAGCCCTGCGCCGGCAACAAATCGAGCTCGTGGCGGCGTGCATCCGTGACTGGCACGGCTTCACCAATGGCGGCCTGCCGTTCCCCTACACCAAGGACAACGCCGTCGCCCTGCTCAACGCGGTCCCCTGGATCCGTGAACAGGTCGAGGAGGCCATGGGGGACCACGCGGGTTTTTTCAAGAGCGCGTTGCCCAGCTAGTCGAGTATGTGCGCCATGAAGCCCGACTCGGGAAGCGGCAGCCGGACGGCTCTACGGTCCGGGACCACCTCGAGCGCGCGGCCGAGCGGGGACGGCAACAGGCGATCGACGAGCTCGAGGGCCCGGGGTTCCCCGACGATGATGAGATGGAGCAGCTCTACGAGCGCTTCGCGGTGCTCGACAGCCGCCGGCGCGTGGGCTTCAGCGGGCGCGAGCCCTTCACGCTCACCGACCTCGATGCGGCGAACCGGCTCTATCGCTGGGACCTCACGCCCCAGGACCTGGACGCGCTGATGGTCCTGGATCTCGCCGCCCTCTTCCCCGACGCCGGGCAGGAATAAAACGGTGGACGTAGCAGTACTGGGGCTTCAAATAGACGCGACCGCGGCCGATCGGTCCACGGCCGCCATGGACCGCACCACGGCCTCCGCGGGGCGACTCGAGCGCGCGTTCGTGGGCACCGGCAGCAGTGTGACCCGGGATATGAACCGCATGGCGGCATCGACCTTCACCTTCGGGGACCAGGGTGGCCGCGGCATCAACAAGATCGAGCGGGCTCTCTCGGGCATGGTCGTGCAGATGGCGGGGGTGGACGCGCGCGTGGCCCAGCTCTCCACCGCGATGCTGGCCTTCGGGGTGGGCGGACCCGTGACGCTTGGCTTCGTTGCCGGGTTCGCCGCCATGACCCTGGCGATGAAGATCCTCGCCCGGCAGACCGAGGAAGAGCTGCAACTGCTGTACGACTTGCAAGCCGAGGCCGACAAGTTGAGACGGACGCCGGTGATGGACGCGACGGAACGGCTCGCCAGTGCGCGGACCAAGCTTGCTGAGGCGACGGCGAAACAGCGGAAGGCGCAGGAGGACATGAACCGGATGACCGAGCGGTCGGAGCGCGGGTCAGGACTCTTTTCGGATGAAGCGTTTAACAAACTGCTGGAGAACTGGCGCCAGGCCGGACGGGAAATGGACCGTGCACGACTCGACGTGGAGACGTTCGAAAAGGCACAAAGCAAAACCATCAATGAAGTGGCAACCAACATTCGGGACAAGTTGATCGCGGCCTACAACGAGCTGAACGCGGTACTCCAGCGCGTCGGGCAGACGGGCATCGAGACAGAAGCGCATCTGCGCGCCGTGTTTCTTGCGGATGCGCAGTTTCGAGCCTTGGTCAAGCAGGCGTTCTCGCGTGATCAGGGAGCGCGTGACGCATGGAACGTCGGCGGAGACGTGGTGGGGGGCGTGGCCGGACAGCTCGGTGTGACCCTGCCGACGGAGCCGATCAGCTTTGTGGTGAACGCCATTGGGACGGTCATACGTCAATTCCGCGAGGCGGCGATCGCAGCCCGGCAGATCGCCGAAGCGACGAAAGCGTTTGCCGACGCCCTCCAAGACGTGCGGGATCAGCTGGCCGGGGACACGTTGGCCACCCGGCTCCGGCAGGAGGGCGACCGATTCGACCGGCTTCGTGAAGATGCCAAAGTCCTGAGACAAACGGAGATCGAGCGCTTCGGTGGCAGAGCCGGAACTGCACAAGCGGGTCAGACGAAGCGTATAGATGCTGACTATGCCGGCACTCTTAAGGAAATTGACCGGCTCGAGCGGGCCCGGATCCGGCAGCTGGAGGAAGAGGTTGCCGCGTTGAACAAACTGATGCAGCAGGACCTCGAGGTCCGGCTGCTCCGCGCCCGCGGCTTCGCTGACCAGGCCGACGCGCTCGCCTTTGCCTTGGCCCAGGAGCGCGAGTACACCGACGCCGTGCAGGCCGGCGCGGATGCGCTCACGCTGGCGAAGCTGGCCGAGGTGCAGCGGGCGGAAGCCCTGCAGTTTGCCACTCAAAAGCAGATTGAGGCGTCCCGCACACTGGTCCAGGCGGCGGAAGAAGCGCTGGGCCGCACCAAACAGATCGCCCAGAACCTGCGCGACTTCCAGCTTGAGCTGGCTGTGGGCGGCGGCTCGCCGACCACGAACCTGGCCGAAGCCCGCCGGCAGTTCGAGGACCTCGCGGCCCTCGCCAATGCAGGCGATCGCGATGCGGCCGCGCGGCTGCCCCAATTCGCCCGGCAATTCCTCGACCTGAGTCGGCAGTACAACGCGTCCGGGCTTGGCTACCAGCAGGACTTCACGTTCGTCCAGGACATCATCGATGCCCTGGCCGACAAGTTCACCGACGAGGAGACCGTCCAGGAGCAGATCCTCGAGACGCTGCGGAAGCAGTTGAAAGCAGCGGAAGATCAGCTGGCGGCGCTCAAGCTGGGGATCACCGTGAGAGTGAACTCGGAGCCGGTGGACATCCGGCGGCCCTGGTTTGATTTCGAAATCGGCCTCGCCCCGCTCGTCGAAGTGTCGCAGCTGGGATTCCAGGGCGTGATCAACCGGCTGGACACGCTGACGGCCGCGGTGAATACCGGAAATACCCGCGTCGGCCGCGCGCTTGAGGGCGCGGCGCTGGCGAGTCGCAATTGATCGACAACGCGCTCTACCTCGCCGAGATCGCCGCGTGGGACCCCGTGATTCCCG